AATCTCACGACCTTGTTGGTCAATAGTCCATGCAGGGTTGTTATCTGTAAGGTCAATCCCCAACAAACGACTTGCATCTTGCGGCTCTACAGTCATCCATGCCCGACGTGCACCCGCTTGTGAGAAACGTGAGTCAGACTGATTGAACATGCTAAGCGCATTAGGCTCTCTAGAAGATGTTACTTCTGCAAGTTCTAGTTGAAGTTTACCCCCAGATACACGACGTGCGTGAACGAGAAGAGAATTACCAGCTTGTACGGTGCTGAGTGAACCGCTGTTAATCATGTTTGCCATGATGTTAAATGTTAAAATGTGCACCCACTTGTATAGGCAGGGTGCTTCTCCGTTAATTAAATCTTGCTAAATGGGTTATCATCCAATCAAATGCGGCAACCTTACCACGATCAGTCTGTATAGCCCAAATAACACACTGTGCCTCGTCGAGAGGAAGTGTGTATTCAATGTTCAAGAATAGTAGCTCCTCCATGTCTCAAAGCTTTTGTATTGCTTCCATGATACGAATTACATCTTCTTTAGTGCAGTAACCTTCAGGTTCTCCACTCATGGTATCATCTAGGTCTTCAGTCCTTTCAATGAGACCGACCTTATCATACGTTAAGTATATTAACCCAAGATCACCAGTCTTATCAATGAACGCAACCTCGTAAGGTCTTTCATTTGAAGTATAAAAGTATCGGCTACCTATAAGAACTGAAATACCTCGTCCGTTATCAAAGTTGAGAAGAGCTTGTAAACCTTCACCACTGTGGTGAAATTTAAACGTTAAGTCGTCAAATGTTTTCATGCTTGTGTATGATTTTAGAATGTTAGAAAATTCGAGTTTTGAAAAATGCACTTGTAAGCAAAAGTGTTATACCCTATAATGCAAGTGTTTGTGTGACTTGCAAATGTAGGTGTAAAAGTAGGGTGAGAGACCTGGTGTACATACTCTCGTACTCTGCCCGTGTTAGGCTAAGACTTTGACTTTATTTTATGGTAGTCAGCTTGTACGCGCATGATAGTGTTAAATCTTGGCGTAGTTAGCTTGTCTGCCGATGATAGTGCAATTGTTAGAGAAAGTCTTTGACTCTATTAAATCAAAAAAAAAGGGAGCCCATAGGACTCCCCTCTATCAATGTCTGTTACAAGATTGATAACCACGCTTAGTAAGTTTAGCGTTACGTTTACTATGGGCTTTGTAATCATACCCACGATGTTGAACTGCACAGCTACCCAAGAATAAGGTAGCCATGCAGATGATTAGTAGTTTCTTCATTGCTGTTGCTCTTTATAGCGTATAACAGATAGGATAAGAGCACCAATTACACATAGTATCATCCCTCCAATAATACCTCCAGTAACTAATCGCTCCTGAGTATCAAGAGAAAGGTCACTTGCCCATCCTAAGATAGGGATTCCGAAGAATGAAGAGAATACAAATAATGATGCAAGACTAACCAATGTAGTCATGTAAATGCCGAAGATAAGTTTCTTCATTGTAAAAAGAATTAAAGGGGAACCCGAAGGCTCCCCTAGTTAAACAATTAGAATGTGAGGAACAACATATTCTCCCCATCGGAGAACTTCATAACCTCACCGTTATCATCCTCCTTGGTGGTAGTCCTCCATCCCTCTGGGATAGTGACCATGTCACCCTTAGACTTACCTGCAACTGCTGCTGCAGGGATGTAAACGGTTTTCTGGCAACAGTCGAATGGGTTAGACGTTGCAAGTTTAATCATAGCGTAGGTGTTGTTTTTCGAGAAACCTACAATTCTCGTTGTTACTGATGCGTTCATTTTGTTTGGTTTAACGCATTATGTGGGAATATTCCCAATGGTCCAGAGACTTTCTCTGAACCTATTTTAAAACAAATGATTGAGAAGGAATACTACTACGTAAGAGATTCCCATTAGTGCTAAGAACACCATTAGACTTTTATCTCCTTTGGTTTTCATTAGATGTAGATATTCTGAACTGTGAACACTATGTCTCCACGATTAACAGTCCAGTAAGATTTGTAATACCCCTTAGAATCAGGAGCCGAATTGAAGAGGAACTCTTTATCCTCCACTTGAACCAAGTCACTAGAAGTGACGAATTTACCTTCCATAGGAAAGAGTATTAAGAGCCCACACTATTTATGATAGTGCAGGCTCATGTTAATAATTAACTACAGATAGCGTAGCCTGATCTGTCCTCAATATCCTCTAGGATAGAGTCATTGCGGTCACGAAGTCTCTTTATATCTAACTCCTTTTGAAGGATAGATATCTGAGTCTTCAATGCAGAGTACTTCAACCAGTTCTCTTGAGAACAGTCGAACTCTAGCAGAATCTCAGTCATTTCAATGCCCTTCTGATTAAGAACATTGAAACAATAACACTTACCAAGGTTAAGTTTCTTAACCATAGCCTCTACTTCTGTAGCCATGCTGTGGTTATACTTAACTCGAACTTGAGCAATAGATGCTCCTCTAAGTGTTGGCACTAACTGTACCCCGTAGTGTTTGAACATGATGTTTGGTTTATGTTCGTTCTGTGGCAATATCGCCGAAGGATAGAACAACTCTCTGACTCTATTTTAAAAGCCATAGGTTATCCTACGTAGTACTAAGCTATGTGCTGTGCTATGAGCACCCGCTATCACCTGGGTACTGATGAGCACAGCTGGTACGCATCTACTGCTACCGCATAGCTATGTACTGACACTGAACTATACCCCAACCTGCAGTTATTTTTGCAGGGGGACATGTTCAATGCCAAGAGATAGCGGGGGTCTTTGAATATATTGGTTAACGCACTCAAAGATTCCCCCCAAAATTTTTTTTTCACTAGAAATTTTTGTATAGCTTTGCACTCAGTGGCATCACTCCCTAGTGATATCACCCTTGAGGGCCAAAAGGTAGATAGAGGGTCAGAAGTTGGGTTGTAGACTGCGTAGTTGTAATAACACTAAAACATAGCGGTTGAGATGTCCCCAATAGCCACGGAAAGTGCGTTGATATAAAACTCTGGGTGGGAGTAAGACTATAGGCTGATAGAAATGTCCCCACGAAGGCTAAAGACGGTAGAGTAGAAGTTCAACGTTAATCAGAAACGCAAGGGGGTAGGTGTGCCTAAACGAGAACAATGGGATTATTCATATTCAACAAATCACTAGTTAGCAGTAAGTCTGCAAAAGATGGGACAGCAGATATAGATCTGTTCGCAGCCCCAGTAGACAACTTAGCAAATGTCACTAGCACAGAAGGGTTAGTGACTTTATACTTTAAAGACGGTAACTCTTTTACAGCTCTAACTGGGGGGACTACTAACGTAAGAGGTTATGAGTACGCTCAAGTAGAACTAACAACTAATGTTGGGAGTGAGCAAAGTGTAGTACGAGAGTTAGGGAGGCTCTTAACTCAGATTCAAAGAGGTGAACGTACTACAATCACTATAGATGTCCCTGAAGGGACTTATAGTATACCAGGGGTTACGGGGATTAATGCTATCAAACGATTTGATGACCTCACAACCCTAACCACGGACCCTGCTTCTACAATCCCCCCGAACGGACTTACGGATCAAGTCCTTACTAAAGCTTCAGATACAAACGGGGATGTAGAGTGGAGTTACACAAACACACTATACATAACTGTACGTAATACTGCAGGAGTGGACCTAGATAAAGGGACTCCTGTACATGCTACTGGGGTTACGGGAACAACTCCTGACGTTATAGTTGCAGACGCTTCTTCAGCTGCAGCAATGCCAGCAACCTACGTTCTTAATGAGGACATTCTAAACGGGGACTCAGGGTTAGCTATTATTACAGGGGTAATTGAGGGGGTTGATACAAGCTCATTCTCACCTGGGGATGTAGTATACGTAGCATCAGGGGGAGGATTTACAAACGTAAAACCGACTGGGACTAATCTCATTCAGAACCTTGGGGTTGTAACTAAGTCTAACGCTAACACTGGGTCTGGGGTTGTTTACGGGGCAGGGAGGTCTAACGATGTCCCCAACCTCCCGACTGGGAAGTTCTTTATCGGGTCAGCCTCCAATACAACAGAATCAGCATATACCCTCCCAACCGCAGATGGAAGTGCTAATCAAGTATTAACTACAGACGGGGCTGGGGCAGTAACATTCCAAACCCCATCTGGGGGAGCTAAATGGTCGATGTCTTTTTCTAAAAGATACTACCTGTATGACGCTACATCATTCCATTTTGGGGATGCTACCTATGGACATACTGATGTGTCCCCAGTTACATACATTGCTTCAACGTCTTCCTGCACGTTTGTTGATGTCTATAATGGTGGTATCCCAATACCATACAATATGGAGAACTTAGGGTTTGAGGTTGTTCTATGGAGCTCTGGTAATTCAAGAACTATCAACGCTTACTTATTGTCTGGTACATCACCTGCTGCTGGTAGCGCTAAGACAACATCCATATCATTAACGACTCAAGCTAGTGACACTAGTGTTTCTATGGCATCAACAGCTAACATGTACAAGCTATCAGCATCTGGTACTGGCTCAGTAAGTGCTGGGGACTTTTTATTATTTGGGTTAGTTGGATCAAGCTCATCATACTATTATGCAACAGTAACTATTTACGGAGATATCGTTTAATTATGCAAGGACTTCCATCACCACCGTCACAAGAAATAGATAAGCTGTTATCAACAGCTACTAATGAGGAAATTATAAATAAACTCAACGAGATGATAGATAACATCAACTATCTTCTAGAAGGACACATACAACAATGAGAGACATAAACAGAATCATACTGCACTGTTCAGCTACCCCTGAAGGGAAAGACTATTCAGTAGACACCATTAGAGAATGGCATAAGAAAAGAGGATGGTCGGATATCGGGTATCATTTCGTTATCCAGCTAGACGGGACTATCTCACAGGGGCGCCCAATTGATAAAGCTGGGGCTCATACTAAAGGGCACAACTTTGATTCAATCGGGATCTGCTACATTGGGGGAATGGATGAAGACGCTAAAAAAGCAAAAGATACCATGACCGTAGAGCAGAATAAAGCCTTCCGTATGTTGGTAATGTCTATTAAGATCTTGTTCGGGGATGACATCACTATTCACGGGCATAATGAATTCTCATCTAAAGCTTGTCCTAGCTTTATTGTTAAGGAGAAGTTCTCAGACATGTACTAATGAAAGCACCGTTATCATTTGAACAGTTTGCTAAAAACCCTACGATGGGAGTGTTCTTCTTAGTAACACTAGCTGTTGGGTATCTGTACATTGATAATCGGATGAACTACACAGATCAGATAGATAGTTGTACAGAACGAGTGCTTTACTTAGAGGGGAAGATAGACGAACTATCAATCAGGCTCCACCGCAGTGACAGCGTACTAGCTAGAACCGCTGCTAGACTGGAGGTGCTAAACGAGCTATCCAATGAATAAAAGAAATGGGATAGTACTAGTAGTTATGGGGGTAATCCTTTTACTCCTGCTAAGAGCATGCCCTCAAGAAAAAAAGAAAACTTACTCTACTGAGGAGATAGAGGTAAAGACTTACGTGGATACTGCAGTCTACACAATTGTAGATACTCAGTTTGTGTCTATAGAGAAGAGAATCAACCAAGCTGTAAGAACAGCCGAAGAACGGAAAGAAACAGCTGTACAAAAGATAGAAGTACTAGAAGCTAAACTTATTGAAATAAAGACTGTTGAACAACAACTAGTCTACGATACTGTAGAAGTACAAATTGAACCAGATAGTCTAATGATCTACAATGTCTTCGAGTATGCTAAAGATTACGGGGATGAAACGTATATTCACAGAGACACTATTCAATCTAGAAAAGTATCTAGAGAGTACGTACAGAAATTCATTGTAAAGTGAAGTTGTTCGCATAAAACATTTTTATATATCTTTGCCTAAAACCAAGTACAAATGGCAAAGATTAACTTTATCCCTACACGGGATTGGGTAGTTCTCCCACTAGTCAAGAAGGATAAGACTGACGGTGGAATTATTCTTACAGGTAGCGCAGAAAAGAACCTAAGAAGCAACGTATTAGAGGTAGTTGCTGCAGGCCCTACATGTGAGATGGTAAAAGAGGGTGATACCGTTATGATTCACCCCACAAGTGAAGGACTGATCATTGATCTAGATGAAGGTCAGTTCGTTATGGTTAACGAGTTTATGATTTGCGGAGTCATCCCTAAATAATGAACGGAACAGTAACTATATCACTAGAAGATTTTAAAAAGCTTGAGAACGCTCAAGGTAATGCCACTAACTTAGAAGAGAGGTTGCTTCAGGCTGCAAAAGAGCTTGAAGTATTCCTCTCTTTTTTGTGCACTAGAGAGGACATTACTGCATACATAGAAGAGTTTAATAAACATTCTAAGCGTTCTAAGATTATTCTAGATGAAGGACGTGCTAAAATAAAAGTAAATGAAGAAGCTTAAGATCAACGCAGACACTACGCTTAAGTATCTTCAAGTATTTAACGGGATACTTGAACTAACCTACAGGGAGTTGCAAGTACTATCTAAACTCATTGATCTGGGGCAAACCAGAGACTTATGTTCTGTAACTAATAAGAAACTAGTTGCAGATGATATGGGGATTAAGGACTACAACACCCTAAACAACTACGTTAAACGCTTGAAGGACAAAGGCGCTATTAAAAAGACCGTAGATGGGTATGAACTAAACCCCCTACTAGCTAAGCAAAACAGAGTAGTAATTGAAATTCATACCCCATGAACAAACCATCATTCCTACAAATGGTGAGGAACTTTGCTGCAGAAGTTACAGAGTATGCTAAGCAAGGAGCCCCCAACGTTACAGAAGCTGAGTACACAGAACGTGTGCAAGACTGCGATGCCTGCCCACATCTTGAAAGAGATCATATGAGATGCGGACTGTGCGGGTGTTATGTAGAACACAAAGCTAAATGGCAAACATCTACCTGCCCAGATAACAGATGGAAGAAAATTGTAGTGGGGGAAAGAGGCAAAAAGATTAAACTGGATGGACGAGAAGACAATAATTCAGAGACTGTCAATGAAACACGATCTCCCGATTCAAAAGATTGAGGAGATCGTCTTTTTTCAGTTCAAGTTTGTAGCTGAAGTTATGAGGAAAGGGGAGTTTGAATCTATCAGGCTCCCTTATCTAGGTAAATTTCACGTCAACCCACGAAGAGTAAAGCACTTAAATGAAAGATCTGCTAACAATTACGGAGAATAAAGTAATCCCATCAGCGTATGCCCTATCTATTCCAGAGTTCAAGACGCTCAAGCCGAGTGAATTGGCATTTGTATACTTTTTTACGGACCACGATTCCCCGTACGCCCCGTACGATGACGAAGAAAGGGTTGATAAGCTCGAAGAAGATCTCAAAGTAAAAGCTAACCCTAAGATTAAGGGAGCTATTGATAAATACAAAGAGCTATCTGAAACATCTGCAGTAAAACTACTTAAAGCTGCCCGTGCATCTGTAACTAAACTAGAGAAGTACTTTAGAACTGTAGACTTAACCATGCTGGATGATAACGGAAAACCCATATACCACGCTAAAGACCTGGTTAGTAACTTAGCAAACATGGGGAAGGTTGTTGCTAGCCTTGATGAGCTAGAAGAACTGGTGCAAAAACAGCAGCAAAAAGAGAACCCTAACCGTGGTGGGGTAGTGACTAACAAATACTCTCAATGAAATTTAAGAATACTCACTTATTCTCACCTGCAGCTACCTCATACAAGAAGTATGGGTTCTATACAGATGCAATCCCTGGGACTAAAGAGTATTATGAGTTCTGGGATGAAGAAAGTAGACGATGCCTAGAGGGATACGAGCTAGACGGGGTTAGAGTTACAGGATATCACTACTTCTACTTAAACTACTGCCCAATTGACCGTGCAGTAGATGCATATCTCCCAGATGGGACTAAGATTGCGCAACGTGAGCGCACATTCCCAGCATTCTACGATGGGGATTACGACTATTTCCATGTAATAGACAGATGTCGTAAAGAGAACAGACATTTAGCGGTATTAAAGGGTAGACGTAAGGGTTACTCCTACAAGTCAGGATCTATGATGGCTAGGAACTACTTTCATGTACGTAACTCTAAGAACTTCGTATTTGCTGAGCAGAAAGAATACTTGATTGGGGACGGGATACTCTCAAAAGCCTGGGATTTTATCTCATTCATAGACGATAATACTGCATGGACGCAACCACGCTTAATTGATAAAGAGATGCACAAGCAAGCTGGGTACAAAAAGCGTGTGAACGGGGCAGATGTAAGCTTAGGGATGAAATCTCAGATTATTGGGGTGTCCCTAAAAGATAATCCAGATAAGGTACGTGGTAAAGCAGGGGAGTTAATCTTCTTCGAAGAGGCTGGTTCATTTAACGGACTGCTTAAAGCATGGGAGGTAGCTATGCCTACAATGCGCCAAGGTTCTAAAACACTTGGGACTATGGTAGCATTTGGTACTGGGGGTGAAGAAGGGGTAGGATTTGAATCCTTAGAAGAGCTATTCTATCACCCTGATGCTTACGACTGTATAGGGTTTGAGAACGAATGGGATGCAGGGGCTATGGGGAGTAATTGCGGATACTTCGTCCCTATCTACCAAAACCTAGATGGGTTTATAGATGAAGACGGGAACTCTGATGTTCAGGGAGCTATTGCGTTCGAAGAAGAGCAGAGAGAAAAGAAGCGTAACGCCAATGACCCTAAAGCGCTAGACCAGTACATTGCGGAACACCCATTCTCCCCACAGGAAGCCACACTACAAGTAACTGCTAACCTGTTCGATGTCAACTCTTTAAAAGAGCAGTACAACAAAGTAAAGGCTAACAACTTAGAAACTGAAGGAACTGCAGGGGTATTATATTACACTAAAGAGAATGAAGTAGCCTTCCGCCCTAACCCAGACGTATACCCAGTATACAAATACCCGCACAGGAAAGGGGATAAGACTGATGGGGCTGTAGTTGTATACGAATCCCCATTTAAGAATAAAGAGGGGGATGTCCCTCACAATCTGTACATTATTTGCCATGACCCTTATGCACAGTCTGGGCAAGGAGTAGGGGAATCACTTGGGGCTGCATACGTAATTAAACGCCCAAACAACTTATCTAAGCCTGATGACATTATAGTAGCAAGTTATGTTGGGAGACCACAAACACAGGATGAGTACAACCGCAATCTATTTATGTTGGCGGACTACTACAACGCAAAGATCGGATTCGAGAACGACCGTGGTGAGCTCATTGCTTTCGCCAAAAGATATCGTAAGCTACATAAACTTCAAGAGGAGTTTGAAATGCTGGATAAACGAGAGCTGAGATCTAAAACTACTAGACGACAATACGGAATGCACATGACCCAGCAACGTAAGCGCCAAGGAGAGCTGTATATACGTGACTGGTTAGTAAGCCCTAGAGGAGCAGATGAAGATGGGAATGTTACACTAAACATGCATAAGATCTACGATCCAGCGCTATTACAGGAATTAATTAAGTTTAACCATAGAGGAAACTTTGACCGTGTTATGGCTCTAATGATAGGAATGTATCATACGCGAGAGTTATATAATAGAGAGGTGGTGGAAATTACTACTGACAGGTCTCAAGATGACTGGTTTGATAAAAATTACAGATAATTTTGCAAGGATATGTACGGCTCCCATAAAATTCCACAACAACGTCTTCCCTTATCTAAGAAAACTAAGAAATGGAGAGAAGAATGTGTAGACGCATTCATCAATCTATCTAAGTTCGGATTGTCTGAAAGACGTAACTACCTAAAGACGTTATACGACTACTACAACGGTGAGATAGATGAGCAGGACTACAAGTACGTTCTTAAGCCGTACGGACGTACTAGAGAGAACTTCCCATCTAAACTTAGAAACTACAACATCCTCAAGCCTATCATTGACCTACTGCTAGGGGAGAAATCTAAGCGCCCACTAAACTTCACAGTAGCCGTTAAGAATGGGGATGCCGTATCACTTAAAGAGCAAGCTAAGAAAGAAGCTTTAGTTGCTGCAATTCAAAAGATGTTTGTGCAGCAAATGGTTGCACAAAGTGACCCTAATGCAGGAGCAGAAGCTCAAATGGATCCGCAGCTCCCTAAACAGATTATTGAACAGTTTGAAACTTCGTATGTAGATGATAGAGCCATTAAAGGGCAGCATGCTATTAACTACATTATACAGAATGAAGAAGTGTACGATAAGTTGCAAAAGCTGTTCTTCCACTTCTTAGTTGCAGGAGAATGCTACACTGAAAAGGGGGTACGACGTGGGGAGCCGTTCTACGACGTAATGAACCCACTGGATATTGACTTTGATAAAGATCCAGACATTGACTTTGTAGAGGATGGGGACTGGGCTATTATTAGAAAGTTTGCTCACGCATCTACAATCATTGACCAGTTTGGGGAGTTTCTAGAAGATGGACAAATCTTGGAACTAGAGAACCCACAGCAAACTTCAGTAGACTCATACCTACTGTACAGAGCTGAAGCATCTGGGGCGGATGATAACATCTACCGCAACAGACTCATTGAGTGCGTAACTGTCTACTGGAAAAGTAGAAAGCGTATTGGGTTCGTATCATACATGGACCCAACTACAGGAACCATAGAAGAGTTTCAAGTAGAAGAAGGATATAGAATGCCTTCAGAACTAAAGGAACTCGGAGGTAAAATGGAATGGGAGTGGGTTAACGAAGTATGGAAAGGGACTAAGATTGATAACAGATTCTATGTAGATGTCAACCCTATCTCTAACCAAAGACTGTCTCTAGATAACCCATCTAGATGTAAGCTCCCAGTAAACGGTAGAAAGTACTCAGATATTAACTCTAACAATATCTCAATAGTTAGCCTAGGCATCCCGTACCAGCTCAACTATAATATCTACAAGTACCGCATGGAACTTGCGATCGCTCGATCTAAAGATATCATCGCCCAATTCGATATCAACATGATCCCTAAGAAGTGGGACATGGATAAGTTCATGTATTATGTTGAGGGTACTGGGATTGCCTGGGTAGATTATAACAAAGAAGGGATTATGCTATCCCCACAGCACCAGTCTGTACTTGATATGTCTATCAAAACGATTGGGCAGTACATTACCCTACTAGAATCTATTCAAGTAGAGTGGGAGAAAATCTCTGGGGTAAATAGACAGCGCCAAGGATCTATTGGGAAGTATGAAGGTAAGGGCTCATCGCAGCAAGCAATCGTACAGTCATCTCATATTACTGAAGATATCTTCCGCAAGTTTGCAAACTTTGAGCAACGAGAACTGCAAGGGCTATTAGACTACTCTAAAGAAGCTTGGTTGACTGGGAAGAAAGGTATGTACGTAATGCCTGATACCACAATGCAGTATGTAGACATCGACTCACTTCAGCATATGGAAAGTGAGTACGGTGTGTTCGTATCTGATGCAGGAGTAGACCTTGAAAAACTTAAGCAGGCTAAAGGCCTTGCACAGGCAATGGTTCAGAACGGGGTACCAGCATCTGAAGTATTGGAGATGTTTGATACGGACAACTTCGCAGGAATTAAGAACAAAATTAAGAAAGCGGAGAAGGCTAGACAGGAGCTTGAACAAGCACAGCAACAGGCTCAGCAGCAAGCTCAACAACAAGCAGCTCAGATACAGCAAATGAAGATACAGCAAGAGGCTCTTGATAAAGAGAAGGATAGACAGCTTGAGATTGAACTTGCACTCATCAATGCTGAGGCTAGGAATACAGATACTCAGGATAACATGAAGCTTCAGGATATGATGAAGAAGCATGAACTAAAAGAGCGAGAACTAGACATTAAAGAGCAAGAGCTAGCTCAGAAGATGAACCAAACCCAAGGTGAGTAATGGATTACTTTGATAAAGCTAAACAAGCAGCGCATAAAACATCAGTCCCAGACCTAGTATCTGAACTTCTTGATGCTGCAACTAAAACTCACTTCCTACACTTAAGTGTTAAAGGCCCAGGTTCATACGCACAACATAAAGCGCTTAACGAGTTGTACGATGCTCTCCCAGGTTTAGCAGATGCTATTGCTGAAAGCTGGCAAGGGGTAACTGGAGAGATACCAAAATACAAAGCAGTGCAGGCCCCAATGCTTAACTCTGTAAAAGAGTGCATTGACTACATAGAAAAGCTGCACAATAAAATCACTAAGCTTCAGAAGACAATAGAGTACTCTGAGATTGTGAATGACTTAGATATGATTAAGACTCAACTTAACGCATCTAAGTATAAGCTGAAATTCTTAGCCTAATGACTAACGCAGAGAGAAGAGAGTTACTAACCCAAACTAAACAAGCCCAATCTCAGGGCTTTCAGGGCTCTATACTCGATGTGTTACAAAATCCTAGGGTTATTCAAGAGTTTGCTGTACAACAACAACAGCAAATGCAGCAGCAAATGCAAGCTCAACCTAGAAACGTTGAAGTAGCTGCTACCCCAGAACAACAGCAACAAGGGCTTAGAGGAAGAACTCCTCAAAATGCTCCTGGTGCAATGGTTTTCCCAAACGTCCCTCCTAACACCCCATTTAATACAGTTGGTATGAAGTTTCCTATCAACATAGAAAAACGTGATGAGATGGGACATTTGGTGGAATCGCATCAGAACGTACCACCTGGGCTAGTAAACATTGGGACTGGTCCTAAGAAAGGAACAGTTATAGAGACCCGTGCGCAAAGACAGTATGGGGGAATGAGAACCGATGGGCCTAGAGTCCCAGCTATGTCTGATGCTGAGATGAGTTTAAAAATCATACAGGAAGCTAATGCAGGTAATCCTGCAGCTAGACGTATGAGAACGCATTATGGGCAAGAGATGTACTTACCAGGAGAAACTCGCCCGTCTACTCACTACATGGCAAGCTTTGATAAGTACGCTGTACCATTAGTGCAGGAAGAGTATATAGGAGGACCACTAACTTACAGTGAGAATCCACCCCCAAGCAGCTCAGATTTTAGGTTTAACACCCCAGAAGAGGCAGCATACTTTGGAAGCCACTATAAAGATGCTACAGCTGCCAAGGTATTTAAGAAGTACAAAACAGGTGGGTACAGACGCCTCCCAAAATACTAAGTGCTATATTTTAATTAGTGCTGTAAAAAATAATTTTATAAAAACAAACCCAAACACTTTAAATATTTTTGCAACATGGCAACACCAGATGACAAATTAGATTTAGCCTCAATCTCCTTCGATGACATGATCGGAGATGGGTTGAGCTCTCTTCCAGATATCGAAGATACAGAAGAGATAGAAGAAGTCCAGGAGGATGAACTGGATGAAGTAGAAGATGTAGCAGAAGAGGTAGAGGAAGAAGAAGTAGAAGAAGAAGACATTAGCTACGACGATGAAGGAGACGACGACCTATCAGTAGATGGGACAGTAGCCTCTGAGATTGCAAAGACTCTAGGGTTCGAACTAGAGAATGAGTATGCAGACACTGTTGAAGGGTTAACAGAGTTTGCTAGAGACATTGCACATGAGATTGCAGAAGATCAGCTGGAAGCATTGTTTAAGCAATACCCAGAAGTTCAAAAGCACCTCGACTATGTAATGGCTGGAGGGCAATCAGATAAGTTCTTTGAAGCATACAACCCTAACACTGACTTCAACAACTTCCAGTTGTCTGAAAAGGACCTAGGATCACAGAAGGCTATCCTAGCTCAATACTTTCAATTGAAAGGGCACGATAACGAGTTCATTCAAGAAATGATTGAGGACTACGAAGACTCTGGTAAGTTGTATGGGAAAGCAAATGCAGCTAAAGACGCTCTTGCACAAGCACAGGCTGAGTATCGTGAAAACATGCTCGTTGAACAGCAAAAAGAACAAGAACGTTTAGCAGAAGAGAACGCAAAGTTCTGGGATGGGGTAGCAGACATTATTGATTCGGGTAATGAGTTTGCAGGAGTAAGTATCCCAGATAGACAAAAAGGTCAGTTCTTTGATTACATCTCAGAGCCTGTAGGCCCTAACGGTGAAACCCAAAGAGACCTAGACTACGCAGAAGCAGAACTAGAAATTAAACTCGCTATCGACTACTTAATGTACAGTGGGTTTAAACTAGACGAAATAATTAATACTAAAGCTAGAACTAAAAGTGCTCAAAACTTAAGAAACCGTATCCAGTCTAACGAGGAGCGAACTAAGAGCGCTAGAAAGGCTAGCCGACGTACGAAGGAATTTGATCCAGATGATCTGGACATGACCGCGCTTTTTTAACATAGGCAATTAACTTTTAAAATTAGAATATCATGGCTTTGATGCAAGTACTGAAAACGTACTACAATGACCAGCAAATGACCGACACTAACTCGTTGGTTAATGCGCTGATGGAGAAGCCCGAAGAGCTTTCTCCAATTATTACGCACCTAGCTGGACGTGAAGAAAAGAAGTTTCCACTCTCTTTCCTAACCGAAGGTGTAGGTAATACAAAATCTATTGACCGCTTTGAGTACGAGTACCGAGTGAAGACTCACGAAGTAAACGTACGTCCAGTAGTATCTTCTGTAGGAGACGGTACAGGTGGTGCTATCTTTACAGTAGTATTCCCTGACAAGTGGTTTATTTTCCCATATACTCTCGTATCTCAGTCTGGGGTACTTGCACGTATTATGGCAGAGCCTACTCCTGTTGGAGGTGGCTACGAATACAAGCTGAAGCTTGTTTCCCCTGATCAATCATCTATGCCTGCAGCAGACATTGCAGCTGGTGCACTGTTTGGAATGCTGTACGCTAACGTAGGTGTTGACTTCTCTAGAGGTAACGCTTCTAACTGGGCTGCTCCAGGTCTCGTACGTTCTAAGATTGGTACTGTACGTAAGTCTTACCACTTCGCTGGAAATGCTAAAGATTACGTAGCTGAGTTCGAACTCCCAATGAAGGAAGGTCGTTCTACCAAACTTTGGATGGACTACGAAGAGTATCGTCACATGCTCAAGTTCAAGGAAGAGTGTGAGATGTACTACTGGTATGGTGAGAAGACTTATGACAACAACGGTCTTACCACTATGCTTGATGAAAACGGTCAACCAGTTATTTCTGGTCCAGGTCTGTTCGAGCAAATTATCAATAAAGACACTTACTCATCTCTTACTCAGTCTAAGATTGAGGATACTATTGGTGACCTCTTCTACGGTATGACTGACGCTACTGATAAGCAAGTGACTCTGTTCACTGGTATTGGTGGTGCTCGTGAGTTCGATAAGGCTCTCCGTAACTACTACAGTGGTTCAAACTACTTACAGACTACTGAATCTAAGTTCATCACTGGTTCAGGTCGTAGCTTGGGAATCACTGGTTACTTCACTTCATACGATCACATTGATGGTCACACAGTGAACGTAGTTAAAGTTCCTCTCTTCGATCATGGTCCTGTTGCTCAAGCTTCTAATAAGCACCCTGAGTCAGGTCTCCCATTGGAGTCTTACAGAATGGTGTTCGTTGACCAGTCTAGCTACGACGGTCAGAACAACCTCCAAATGATCAATAAGAAGGGTCGTGAAATGCTACGCTGGTGTGTTGCAGGTTCAGTCGTTCCTAACGGCTTTACTTCAACTGACACTCGCGCTTCAGATATCGACGGTGCTTCTGTCCACATGTTGAAAACGGCTGGTATCCTGCTCCGCAGATTCGATACCTCGCTAGATCTTCAGTGTGTAGCATCGTAATTTGTGTTTGGTTTGCAGAGAGGGGGGTGTGAAAGCCCCCCTTTCAAACTAAACCTTATTGACAGTTATTCTTAAACTTAAAAGAACATGAGAAAAGTAATTATCAGACGCAAAGAAGTCCTAAACCATCTCCCAAAAGAGATCCGTGCAGGCGCAAAAGTTTCAATCGGAAGTATCTACGTAGGTAGACAACCATTGAAAGGAGTTGAAGGAGAAGAAGCTCACAAGCTTCTCTCAGGTATCCTAGATGTTCCCCCAGGTCACCAAGATTGGCCTAAGCAGGAAAAAACCTTTTGGGCATCTATGAGAGTAAAAGTTCCATTCGAAGGAGTAGAACTAAACATTACAGTAGACGAGGACGGTAACCCAGAGAATGTAATGGACTACTTGACTTACAAGTGGTGCATGAAGCACAGATTGGTTGCTGAGACTAAAGCAGAAATGGACGCTGACGGAAGAAAGCGTTTCTACATTTACGATCCTCAGAAAGACCTACTGAAGAAAAATAACGTAGTCAAATTATCTAAGGAAGCTGATAAGGAGTTTATTAAAGCCTCTACAGACATTGATAAGATGAAGAGACTACTTAGATTGCTATCAGATGGTAGTAATCCTGAGAAACTTACTGACATGGAGATAGAGAATCTTCTGTACGAAGTGAAGAGCAGCAATCCTGCTAAGTTCTTGAAGTACGCTACAGATAAAGATCTAGAACTACGTTCAGAAATTGCAGAAATGGTGGAGCATGGAGTTATCCGTAAGATTGGGAATCAGCATATTCATGATGATGAAACAATCGGGGAGAATGTAACTGACACCATTGTATACTTTAAGAACAAAAAGAACTCAGGCGCAGTAAACGCTATGAGGGCTAAATTGAAAGAAGTTAAGTGACAATTAACGAGATGCATATAGCTGTTAACCTGGGGGTGCAAAAGATTGCATCCTTCCAGGTTGACAACTTTTTACCAGAGGAGGTAGACCACGAGCTTAATATTGCGATGGATCGTTTTATTAAGCAGCGGTATAACCCTATGTCCAATAGGTACCAGAAAGGGTTTGAGCAGTCTCAAAAGAGAATTGATGACCTTAGACACCTTATTGTAACCACTACTTTAAATACATTTTCTGACGGGCAAGCAGAGTTCGGGGAAGACGAATTATTCTTCTCAGATAGAGCTGCACTCCCAAATGACTATCTCTTTCTAGTAAATCTACGTGCAGGCATTCTAGACGCATGTGAACCAACTACGTTCAGCCTTAACGTTGATGAAAGCCAGTTTCAAAGAATAAGCTTAACACCCCCAGTTGCTGGGTACATCTTAACAGGGATTAAGATCTATCTAGATGACAATGAGACTTTGGTAGCCAACAATGCTACAGGACTAACAAAAGATGAACTACTAGACCCAACAACATATACGTTTGTTTGTGCCCCATCGGTATCTATTGAACAGTTTGGGGTATCCTTAGTAGAACAAACTCCCACAGCAGATGGGAATGAATTGTATTTGAAGATTAATCCAGATGCCTACCCAGGCACACTAGCTACTACACTAGTGTGGGAACACCCAACTGATAGTACAACTATTGGGGGTACTATTGAACCTGTAAACGTAGCTATGGAAGAGTCTTCAAATGTAACTATTCGAACAAGAGTACTTGCATCCCCAAAGACTGTAAGACTAGCTAAGGGTAAGTACTCACAACTGGATGACATCTACACACTGCTAGATGACCCATTCAATACAACGAAAAGCACATACCCGTTGTATACTATTGAAGAGAACTTCGTAGATGTCTACTCAACTAATGAGTTTGTAACACAGACAGTACGAGTAAAATATATTAGACGCCCACAACGAATGAGTAAGTCACTCGGAGTAGGGTGTGAGTTGCCTGAACACACTCACCAAGAGATTGTAGAGATGGCAATTAAGAGCATACTTGAGGGTGTACAAGACTCCAGGTATCAGTCACAATCTGCGGAAACTGCAGAGAGTGAGTAATTTTTTAATGTTTAATCCCAAAAAATAAGAAAAATGGGAACTAATTTATCACAAGTATTCATTTCGAATGCTTTGACCGCACTTAGCGGAACTACATTTAACAGCTCAGGTAATGCTGCAGATGATGTAGGCGTATGGAAGCTGGATGCAACTGCAGGATATACTACAAGTGCTTTGTATGATGCAGTTATTGCTGCATCTTCTGCAGACACAAGTGCAGGCGACCTTAACCTGGTATCTCCTTTGTGGATAGTAAAAGATTTTCAGATTGTACAACGTACTATAACTGGAAACTTCATTGCTTCCCCAATCATCAACTCTAGCCAAGTTAAGCGAGTAGCTTACTACAATCACGTAGATGTAACTCTTGAGAGTACTACTCTAGATATTGCAGCATCTACCATTACTGGTGATGACATCGAAGTAAAGTTTGTAGTGCGTACAGCTCCAGTTGATTACCAAAACTTTTCAGATCCAGGCTCTGCCTTCAACGATCTGACTGGTGACGGTAAAGTTTGCCCAATCAGTATCACTACTAATACTAACCACAAAGTATACACTCTAGTGTCTACCCCTGCTGCTCGTCTAGCAACTACTGCAGCTGCTGATGACGAACTTGGTTTGTATGATGATATTTTGGCTAAAATCAATGATCACGCAATCCTTGCAGATCTACTTAAGCCTACTGATAACGGTGGTTCAGGTTTGGCTATTCAAACTCGTTTTGCAGGAGTTATTGTAGACGTTATCTACAACAACGTTACTGACGGTGAAACAGTAACTGCTACCGAGTCTGGATATGTAACTAAGACTGCATTTAACCCAGGAGTTGGTAACGACTTCCAAGTTATTGCAGACGAGAAGAGATGCCGTGGACGCTACGGTAACTTCAACCGTATGTACTTCCCTGATTCTGTGACTCAATACGCAACTGACGGTCACTTATATGACAAAATTGTTATTGAGTACACGCACAACTGGCCAAACTCTACTGGTATTGCACCAGCTGGAGCTTTGAACCAAGCAATTATTTACTACTCTAATGAAGGTGCTGATCCTGGTACTACAGCTACTGAATTTGACGATATCTTCGGATACGCAGTTGGTACTGATATAGAGTACAAATGGTAATAACTAACCTATTAGGGGAGCACAATTAAGTGCTCCCCTTTATTTCTTTCCTATGGCTTCAATTACACCTACATCTCCTATTCAAATCTCTCACAACTGTAAGCAGATTGCAGTAACTATCCCTATGATTGGGCAATCTCCTGGGCAGTATACTTTGGAGTTGTCTTATGGCTCTACAACTACAACGGTCCCAGTAGTCTTAAATCAGGGGCAGTCTCAGATTTTTTATATTGCAGATGTTGAGACCAGTGGGGTAGTAGTAGCTACAGTAAAGAATGCTCAAGGATTAGTATTGGTTCAAGAAGCTTCAGTAGCTACTTGCCAAATTGATTGCTGCATTGCTAAGCTTGTAGAGTCAGCAATTAACTGTACATGTCACTGCGACAAGTGTAAAGAAGAACTTGATCGCGCTGAAAAAATATTCCTGTTGCTACAGTCTGCAGTATATGCAGCTGAAGTTGCAGAAAACATTCAAGACGCTAAAGATAAATACGCAAAAGCAAATGAGCTGTGCACCGAAGTGTGTGCATGCGGATGTTAAGCTATGATTCTATTCTACGCACAATCAGGTAATAATGAGGTAGTAGTAACTTCTCCTCTTTATACTTTCCCAGGGACTACAGCTTCCCCTAGGATGTATGCTGTCCAACCAGTTAGATACACAACTACTGATGGGACAGCTTCTGAGTTTAAAAATTCAGACATTGAGAAGTTTGTAGCCCTACCCCAAAACAATGGACACTACATCTATAAGATTAAGTTCAGCAAAACCTTTGGGGGTAAGGATGGGTCATTGCTCACTCTTCGTGCGTGTTTCTCACAGAATAGATTTCAGACCTTCACCATTCCCTATGTAAAGGCTTCTACAGTAGGGAATACTAAAGCGTCTACAGAACCACTTACTGTATCTGTATCTTCTTCAGGAGCTGTACTCCCAACCACCTCTTACAATGTATATGTAAACTCTACTCTTAAAGAGAACATTACAAACATATCTTCAGGGGCAAGTATTGATACTAACGATTATAGAGAAGCAGCTACAGGAGTACTAGAGATTGTAGGGGTAACACTTGATCAAGAAGCTACTGGGGTAAGCAGTAGAGACTTAGAGACACTTGTTAAAAGTGAGAAGTCTAAGTTCTTATACTCACAAAGATTCTTTAACCCAGCTGAGGGGATCAACGGTCATTCGAACTTTTTCTACATCTACGCAGAAGAATGTGATAAAGAACCTACAGGTACTATTGATGAAGCCTGCTATGATTTAAATGCAGATACAGTATCAAGTAGTAGTAACCTTAGACTTAATACTAATGCGTGTACTTATGCTAGACGAGCCCCAAACAATGTCACTATTGAGCACGTACCTGGGGGTAAAACTCAACTAGCTAAGATCAAATACATTGAAGAAAATCTTCCACAGGACACTGACCCAATTGATGAAGTAAGTGACTTTGATGCTACCTCAGTAACCACTATTATTAATGGATCTACTGTAGTAGATTCAACCCCTACGTCTAGCACTATTAACGTAGACGGGAAAAATACTTTAGCAATATTTGAGTGGGAAGATGTCGATTCAGACAGTGAGTTTGTAACCCCATTCTATGACCTGCAAGATAAATCTGCAGTAACTGTTAGCTCCTTAGTAGGGGCAGAAGACGATAACCGAGTCTTTTATTTAGGTATATTTAGAACTCAGTCTGCAGGATGTACAGATAGCACTGCTATTAACTACGACTCTGCGGCTACTAGAGACGACGGTAGTTGTGTATTCTGTGATGGGGTTGTAGGACAAGTTGCTAAAACATTTGCATTTGAAGCTACTGCTACCAGCGAAGCTACAAGTGAGGACAATGATGATCAAACTAACTTTAACTTACTAACTACTATTGCTGACGCAGGCTCTCAGCTCATAACTTACTTAGAGACCCAGGCAAAGTCTGTGTGGACATGTGAAGTATATGAAGCTGGGGATGTAAGTCTAAACGAGTATGGGGAACAAGCTACTGTAGGTAGCTCAATATTGTCTCTCTCAAATATAGGTAGTAGCACAATCCCAATCTTCCAAAAAGTCCCAACTACAAGTTCAGGACTTAACTCAGGTAGGAGATATGTAGCAGAAATTATCCTAACACTAGGTAGCTGCACTCACTACTTCTACAAATCATTTGGGGTACCATTCAATGGATGCTCAGATCCTGCTGCTGAAAACTATGTCCCTAACCCACTTAACACAGGTAGAGGTAACTGTGACTACGATACTAGTGACAGAGCTATGTGTGAGGGGTCAGTACTCTACACAGTACTAAGTCAGGGTATGCAAGGGACAGTATATAATTACACCCTTGTAATAGAAGGAACATTTGATGAGTTTGGGGTTCCTTTAACTGATTCTACTGTCTACAGTGTAACAACTACTGTATATGTAGACGGAGAATATGATTCAGAAGGGACTCAATCTTACAACTTCTCAGGCTCCCCAATAAGTATTCCATACGGTATTCCTACAGGAATGGTAGCTGTATACAGCATTACTGATGAGACTACTGGGTGTACTGTAGAAGTTACTGTAGAAAACCCATTAGATGCTGCAGTATTAGGATGTACTGACCCATCTGCAGAGAACTACAACGCATTCGCAACTGAAGACGATGGTAGCTGCTTGTACTGTACAGATCTTGAGCTCACTGTAGACGGTATTACAAACCCTACAGGAACTTGTACCACATCTAACAGTGATGGGAAAATAAAATTCCTGTTAACTGGGGCACCAGGAGCTTACACTATTTACTACAAAGGCCCAACCCCAGCAAGTAACTACGTAGCTCTAGATCCAAATACTAACATAACAGATTCAATCTTAAGTGTAGGTATTTATGATGCATATGCAGTAGTAGTTCTTTCACCTGATTACAGCTGTACAGTTCAACTTTCAGATGCTCCAGCATACTTGACTGTAAATACTTCAGGGTGTGGATGCATGGATCCAGAGGCAGTAAACTATGATCCTACGGCAACGGAAGATGATGGGAGCTGTATTAGACTTGGGTGTACTAATTCTTTAGCAGTTAACTACAATCCTTCTGCTACATATGACGATGGAAGCTGCGTTTACTCAGCAACCCCAGATGATCCATTATGTATCCCTAAGCAGCTGGATAACGAACAGAAGTATCAAAACTTCCTAGACGGTATTGCTAACTGTGTAGTAAAAGAAGGAACTACTCTTCTCCTTAAAACTAAAAGTGGGATTAAGTGTGACACGGTAGAGCAAGTAAAACTTTCACTCATTACTTATTTATTAAATAGAATAGGGTTAGAGTGCATGTATAACTGTAACTACATTTTCCCACACACAGATGTAGCTGTAAGTTGTAAAACAAGATGGGAAGCTGGGGGACCAAGTGGGGGAGAAATTGAATGGGGTGATGGAGTAACACTTACTCAAGGAGACATTTTTAGCTATGTAAATGCTGATGGGGTTACAGAGTACTGGGATGTAACAGGTGGAGAATACACTACTGGGGTTAGTATTCCAGTATATAACCCAGGAAACCTTGAGCTATGTGAAGACCTAACTCTCCCGTCAGGAACTGAAACATATTTAAATACTTTTATTAACTTTGCACGTAAGTTCTGTACTGTATGTTTGGTTGAGCCAACAACTCAATCTTCACAAATGCAAGCCATCGCAAACACACTAAATGACATACAGCTTGAGAACGGAGATAATATTGAATTATAATGGCTAGCATTACAGATTTAACTCAACTAACTAAAACCAACGTAACAGGAAATGATCTGTTGCTAGTTGCTAACTCTGCTAGGAAGGACAATAAAAAGTTCCAACTTAGTGACCTTTTCCCAAGTGTGCAGACCGATGCATCAGCTTCTGGTCAAGCACTGTGGACAGGAATTACAAGTAAGAATGTAATTAACCTGAAAGGTATTGAGTCTGCAAACTCTAAGCTAACTGTTACTACGGCATCGAGTGATATTGTGCTCACTTTAGTAGAAGCACAAATTGATCTCAACAACTGTGACAACAGTACTTCTGCATTTCTATCTAGCGTAAACTTAGCCTCTAATGTTACTGGCACACTCCCAGTAGCTAACGGTGGAACTAATGCTACATCATTTGCAGATAAAGCAGTTGTAATCACACAGGACTCAGGAACAGATACTTTATCTGCAGTTACAATGTCCACTAACGGACAGCTTCTTATTGGGGGTACTTCTGGTCCTACTGCAGCAACTCTTACTGCAGGGACTAACGTAACAATTACTAACGGTGATGGAACTATTGAAATTGCTTCATCTCTAGCATCTGTAGCATCAGATCTAGACATGAACAATAACGATATCGACTTAGGTACTGGGTATGTAAGTTCTGATGGGGCTAGTAATGGAATTAGAGTTACTGGGAATAATGCCTACATTGGGGCTAGTGGTACTTATTTTAACTCAGCACTACTTAACCTTAGTGGGGGTATTGACTTAGTAGCTAATAGTTCTCACACAATTAAAGTTGCATCAGGAACTACCCCAGGCACACTTACTCTCCAAGGACAGGATACTACTACTGTAAATGGTAATGGGGGTAACTTAAACTTAGCTGCAGGTGATGCAGACGGTAGTGGGACAGGAGGAGCTCTTAATATTTACGGTGGAGATACTGGCTCAGGAACAGGTGGGGCAGTAAAAATTATTACATCTGTAGCAGGGACATACACAGATGCACTCACTGTAAGCGGATCATCTGACGTTACTGTAAATGCAGGTAGCCTAATCATTACTGGGGCTACTGAAGGATTGGTTCACACTAATAGTGGGACAGTAACTCAGGCAACTAGTCACGCTACAGGAGTAACAGTTAATGCTTCTTCAGGTATTATCACCTTAGCATCTGTATCATTAGCAGCAGCTGCTGAAGCAGAATTTACTGTAACCAACAGTGCTGTTCAAGCAGACTCACTGATTATGCTTACAGTACAATCTCCTGCAGCCGCAACAGAACCTAACGGATCTACAATAGTAGCACAGCTTAGTGCAGTATCTAGTGGTAGCTTTAACATCCGACTCACAAACCCAGGATCAGCTACATCTTCTACTACTGCACACAAAATACACTTCTTAGTAATTAATAACTCTGTATAAAATTTCAAACCATGACACAGATTACAGGCACCAACCAGGAGTTTTTGGAGATTCTTCGAGGACTTGAAGCAATCAAAGGAGTAAAAGGTAAAGCCTTTAGTATCCTAGTAGCTAGAAACATTGTCTCTCTAACTGAGCACCTCAAACCTATTGAAAAGGTAGCTGCTCCTACAGAAGAGTTTAATGCAATTTCAGCTATTGCGCACCAGCATGCTGAGAATGAAGATGCTGAAGCATTGAAAGCACTTGAAGAAGAGCACAAAGACTTGATTGAAGAACGTAAAGAACAACTTAAGAAAGTAGATGAACTGCTTGCAAAAGCATCTAAGGTAAAAGTAAACCTCATTCGTGAGGAGATCGTACCTGAAGAAGTAACAGCTGAGCAGCTTCTCCCGCTTTTGAAAATACTTAAAGACTGATGGCAGCAATTAAAGTAAAACTCAACGTAGAATCTGCAGGACTACTGTCTAGCCCAATTAAGCTGCTGGAGTCTGATTCTATTCTCACTACTGGTGTAGTTCAACGTATCGCCAAAACAATCACAGCAGTAAATGGAGGTGCTGTGACTCTACTAGCTAAAGCTGATTTCTCTGATGCAGATGATCAGGTTGTAGTAGTAGTTAAGAACACTGGTGATACTTACGACCTATACCTAGAAGCAGGTGCTGATGTTGAGTTTATCAAGCTTAAGCCTGGACAGTTTGCAATGTTTCCTTGGTACCATGATGATACAGATGGGCAAGATATTAAGGCATATGCAAGCAATGCGTCAGGCACTACTGTAGAAGTAACTGCAGTTGAAATAACTTAAAACATGGCAAAGAAGCTAAAGGACACTAAAGTAGGCCAATGGTTGAAGGATAAGGCCCCAAAGGTATTAGATATCGTTGGAGATCTTCTCCCAGACCAGGGAGCACTAGGGGTAGTTAAAAACCTAATCGACTCTGACCCAGATCTAAGCCCAGAAGAAAGAGCTGAAGCCAACTCAATGCTTAAGGAAATGTATGAGCTTGAGGTAGCTGATAGAGACTCTGCTAGAAAACGTGAGGTTGAGATTAAAAAGGTTGGGGGACAAGACTTAATGATGTTCATCACAGGTCTAGTGGGCTTAGCTTCTTTTATTTTTATGATCTACGCTGTTGTATACGTAGACCAGATAACTGAGAACGACTTGTTCGTGCATTTGATGGGTATGATAGAAGGCGTAGTAATCTCAAACATATTTGCTTATTACTACGGAACAAGCTCGGAGAACCGTAAATAAGTTTATGACTAAAGCAGAAATAAAAGACTTCTTGACAGAGAAGCCAGGTTACCTAAAAGTAGGACCTGAAAGACTTTCAGAAAGGTTGGATTGCTCAGTTGAAATGTGCAAGGCAGCTTTAGAGGAAGTCAAAC